GGCGGCGACAACGCCGTGGCGAGCCTGAAGTACCGCGTGACCGCGACGCATGGCGCTGGTGCGCAGGCTGAGGACAACCTCGGCGGCGCGTCCAACCCCGCTGTTGCGATTGCGGCTGGGTCTAAGACGAAGGACTCCGCTGCGTACACGCCGTTCCGTAACTACTTCTTCGGCGCAACCGCCGAGAAGCCGGCTCTGGACAGCGCGTACATCCGCGGCCTGACCAAGTCCGGCAAGGCATACGCTCCTGGCGTCATTACCGTCAACGTCCCCGCTGGCGCGAACCGCGTCGTGATCGCCTGCATCGCCGGCAAGACCGGCGTGAAGAAAGTCATCAACGAGACTGCGCTGAATGCCGATGTGACCGATACCTTCGCCAAGAAGACTGTCGCCGTCGAAGGCGCAAACGGCTACACCGCGAAGGACTACAATGCGTGGGTTTTCGAGCCGGCCGTTCCGTATGAGAACGCTGCCGTCCTGAAAGTCACGCTCGGTTGAGAGGAGGGAATGAAATATGGCAGTCATTAACACCCAGAATAGCTACGCCAAGATGGAGTTCCCGCTGACTATCAAGCGGCAGGATGCGTTCAGCATCGACCCCACCGAGATCTGGCCCTCTCTTGAGGCAGCTCAGGAGTACGCGCAGACCAACCCAACAGCTTACGTCGGCCAGAAACTCTCTGTCGTCGTGGATGGTGTGTCCACGCCGTATCAGATCAAGAACGCGGCCGGTGAGCTGGAACCCCTCGGCGGTACGCCTGCGACCGACGAGGAAGTAGCAGAGATGTTTAACGAAGTGTTCAATTCTGGGGCAACCGGGAACTGATGCTGCGGTGAACAAATATTTTTAATCATCATTAGGAGGAAAACGCAATGGCTTACGACAACACCCATCTGGTAAAACTGGCAGCCCTCAAGGCTCTGGCTGAGAAGGTAAAGAGCGACTACGCTCTGAAATCCGAACTGACCGCCCTGTCCGGTCGCGTTGACGAACTCGTCACTGCTGGCGGCGAGCCCAACGTCCTGACCGGCATCAAGGTCAACGGCACCCTGCTGGCTCTGACTGAGAAGATTGCCGACATCCTGATCGCTGAGGGCAAGACCAACGGCACTATCTCCGCCAACGGCGTTGATATTCCCGTTCACGGTCTGGCGGCTCTGGCCTACAAGTCCGAGGTTGCTGAGAGCGATCTGGCTGCCGCTCTGAAGGCCATCATCGACGCCAAGGCGAAGCAGGCTGACCTGGATACCCTGACCGGCAACGGCGAAGGCTCCATCAGCAAGATGATCGACGCTGCCATCAACAAGTTCGCCACCGATGTGACCGACGACAATGTGGTCAACAGCTACAAGGAGCTGATCGACTGGGTTGCCAAGCACGGCCCTGAGGCGACCAAGATGGCCGGCGGCATCAGCGAGAACAAGACCGCTATCGCCGACCTGAAGACTCTTGTCGGCACGCTGCCCGAGGGTGCGACCTCTACCACCGTTGTCGCCTACATCACCGAGGCGATCAATGCTCTGAGCATCGGCGATTACGCCAAGACGACCGAGGTGACTGCCGCGATCAACACCGCCCTGGAGTCTTACTACACCAAGACCCAGGTTGACGAAACCTTTGTCAAGAAGACCGACATCGTGATGGCTACCGACGAGGAAGTCGACGCCATGCTGACCGAAGTCTTCGGCGCTCAGGCTACCGTCTGATCCAGCATATGCGAGCGGGGGATGGGGCTTCCTATCCCCCGTTCCACCTTTTGAAAGGAAGGTAACAACACATGGCAGAGCATAAGCTTTCCACATTTGACCAGCTCAAAAAGCTGGCACTTGCGGTGAAGAAGGATTCCGCCAAGCAGGTAGCTGAATTGGCGGAGCTTGTTGCCGCCGGACTGGAGGATCTCCAGCATATCGGCATCTCTGTTACTCTGCCGGCCGCGAATTGGAGCGGCGGAGCGCAGACTGTTGCACATGCTTCCCTCTTAGCTGACAGCAACTATATTTATCTTGTAGGCGCAGATGCCGGTACCCGTAATGTGTACGACAGTTATGGCGTGAGTGCAGACAATGTAACTACGAGCGGGCAGATGACTTTCCGGTGCGATACGACGCCGACCGTTGACTTGTCCGTCTTTATCATTCGACTGGAGGTCGGAACAGATGAGTAATGTTGGCAAGGTATTCAACCTTTCCGGCGGCGGTGGCAGCGGCTCTCCGAAGATGGAAAGTCTGACTATCGCCACCACGCCCAACAAGACGGTCTATAAGTCCGGTGAAACTTTCGACCCCACCGGCATGGTCGTTGTGGCAAACTACGGCGAAGGTCTGATGGCAAATGTGACGGGTTACACCGTCTCTCCCTCCGTTCTTACGGACGGGGTGAGCGAAGTTGTCATCACCTACACCGAGGGTCGCATCACGAAGACCGCGACGGTTTCTGTGACGGTGAAAAAGGTGCTTGTCAGCATCGCCATCACCACGCAGCCAGCCAAGACGGTCTACCAGTATCAGGAGAGCCTTGATCCGACGGGCATGGTTGTGACCGCGACCTTCTCGGACGGGAGCACGGCGGCGGTACTGGATTACACCTATCCGACGACGAACTTCTCTACACTGGGGCGTCAGGTCATGAAGCTTGAATACACCTACGAAGGCGTGACGAAGAGCACAGACCTTGTCGTTACGGTGCAGGGCAAGACCATTTCCGTTCCGACGCAGACGAACATCCCGACCTACAACGGTTCGGATAAGACGCCGAGCTGGAACGGCTACGATCCACTCAAAATGGAGATCTCCGGCGTTACGAGCGCCTCTGACGCAGGCAGTTACACGGCGATCTTCAAGCTGTCCTACGGCTATCTGTTCCCGGACGGCACGGATGAGGCCCGCGTAAAGTGGACGATCGACCGCGCTGTCATCTCGGCTTTGCCGACGCAGACGGGAACGCTTGTTGCCGACGGCACGAGCAAGACACCGAGCTGGAACGGCTATGACACCAACAAGATGACCATTGGCGGCGATACCTCTGGTACGGCTGCCGGTGAGTACACGGCGACCTTTACGCCGACTTCCAACTACAAGTGGTCCGACGGCAGCACAGGCGCCAAGGAAGTGAAGTGGACGATCATCTCGGTGCTCGTTTCCATTCCTTCGCAGAGCGGTACGCTGACCTACAACGGCAGCGCCCAGACGCCGAAGTGGCAGAATTTCGACAATGAGAACTCCTCTGTGAGCGTATCTGCCAAGACGAATGCCGGCGAGTACATGGCGACCTTTACCTTGAAGAAGGGTATGTGGACGGACGGTACGACCGCGGCAAAGACCATCAAGTGGACCATCGGCAGAGCTACCATCGCGACGGTCCCCGCCCAGAGCGGCACGCTTGTCTATGACGGCAACCCGAAGACTCCTTCGTGGAACACCGCCTATGACTCGGCAAAGATGACCGTTTCTGTGACGGCCGCTACCAACGCAGGCACTTACAGCGCTACCTTTACGCCGACTTCCAACTACAAGTGGTCCGACGGCAGCACCGGAGGCAAGACAGTATCGTGGACGATCGGCAAGGCCGCGAACAGCGTTACCAATTCGCCGAGCTCCATCGTGCTGAAGAGCAGCGCCAAGACCGCCACCTTTACGGTGAACCGCAAGGGCAACGGTACGATCACAGCCACCTCGAACAACACGAGCGTCGCGAAGATCAAGTCCATCAATCAAAGCACCGGCGTTGTGACCGTTGAGAGCGTGAACGACACGACCGGCACGGCCAAAATCACAGTCAAGGTCGCCGAGGGCACGAACTACAAGGCGGCTTCTGATACGACGGTCAATGTGACGGCCACTTTCGTCACGATCTACGGCGTTGAGTGGGATTGGACAAGCGGCGGCTCCACCAGAGGTAAGCGCACGGACGCGGCGGCCGGCTTTGCTGAACCGAACCCCGCAGTAAACAACGGCGGAGGTTCTTCTCCATTCGACAACCTGATGCCGTGGTCCGGTATGGTGAAGGAGACACGCAGCGGCGGCGTTGAAGTCAAAGAGCCGAAGTATTGGTTCAAGTGGACAAAGACCGGAAAGAAGCTGAAGCTCCAGATCGCGGACGGTTATGTGGAGGGTTTCTCTGTTGACCCTGTGAACCGGGATCGCGGAGACGGCCTTGGCGAGCTGGACTACTCCTACATCGGCCGTTATCACTGCGCCAGCGGTTATAAGTCCACCACGGGCGCCGCTCAGCAGGTAAACATCACGAGAAGCCAGGCGAGAACCGGCATCCATAACCTTGGTGCTAACTTCTGGCAGATGGATTTCGCTCAGTTCTGGTATGTGAACATGCTGTTCCTTGTGGAGTTTGCCGACTGGAACGGCGAGCGCATCGGCAGAGGCTGCTCTACGAGCAATTCCAAGATGAACAACGGTCAGACCGACGCGATGGGTTATCACACCGGTACGACCGCGGCAAGCCGCGACAGCTACGGCTTTACGCAGTATCGCAATATCGAAGGCTGGTGGGACAATGTTTATGACTGGATGGACGGCTGCTATTACAACAATAACGGCCTGAATGTCATCAGCAATCCCAAGAACTTCAGCGACAGCGCAAATGGCACGCTGGTCGGCACGCCCTCTTCGGGCTATCCGTCCGACTTCACCATTCCGACAGCAAGCGGTCTTGAATGGGCACTGTTCCCGAGCGCAGCAAACGGCAGTCAAACGACCTATGTCCCGGATAACTGGAGCTTCAACGGTAGTGTCCCGTGCCTGTGCCATGGCGGTAACTATAGCCAGGGCCAGAATCGCGGTCCGTTCTACGTCAGCTACGGCGGGTCGTCGTTCTCGAGCGACGGCATCGGCTGTCGCATCCAGGAACGCCCGCCAAAGGCGGCGTGACTGTTCCCCTGAAGAGGTAGGGGTGCAGGGGTGAGGGGGCCGCAGCCCCTTCCCCTTGCATTTCACTGATATTTTTAAGAAAACAATAACTTTACATTTGGGGTCAACTGTGCAGCAGACGATGGTCCCGGATAACTGGAACTTCAACGGTAGTAACCCGTGCCTGTACCATGGCGGTAACTATAACCAGAACCAGAATCACGGTCCGTTCTACGTCAACTACAACAGAACGTCGAACTCGAACGACAACATCGGCTGTCGCATCCTTGCTAAGCCACAGGCTAACCCTCCATTTGGTAGTAGGGGTTCCTCACCCTTTCTATATCGCACGGTTGACCGCACAGCACTTGCTGAAGAAAAGCCGACAGGACACAGCTTAGTACACTTCGGGCCAGGTCTCGCCTTGGAACACCCCGCGGCGCTGGAACGGTTGTGAGGCTACAAGGAGGAAAAACATCCCTGATGAAACGAGTTCGAGTTTACAAAGAGATCATATCGGACGAAAACCTTCGTCTGGCAATTCGGGAAGTGAACGCCGGCCATCGGCGAAACGGCAATCACAGCCTGAACAAAAAGGTCATTGAGATCGAAAATAATATGGATGAATATGTGGAGAAGCTCCGAGCATTCATCCAAGGTCTGGTCGACGGAGACGAGCACATGCACCCTCCCCTCAAGCGACGGCGCTGGGATCGCAACGCGGACAGCGGTAAAGGCAAATGGAGAGACATCAACGAGCCGCTTCTATGGCCGGACCAATATGTTCACCACGCTGTTGTGCAGCCGATGATCCCGCACATTATGCGGAGCATGGACCGGTACTGCATTGCAAGCGTCCCCGGCCGAGGGAACTCCTACGGCGTCAAGGCATTGAAGAAGTGGATGAAGAACGATGTAGAGGGCACGAAGTATTGCTGCGAGTGCGACATCTACCACTGCTTTGAGGAGCTTGACCCGCCGTATGTCATCGAAGCCTTGAAGCGGGTGTTCAAGGACACCGAAACGCTCTGGCTGTGCGACGCCATTATGGAATACGGAGTCCTCATCGGCGCATTCTTCTCCGCATGGTTTCTCCATTTGACACTCCAGCCCTTAGACCTGATGATCCATCAAAAGCAGTATGGCGTATCACACTATCTGCGGCAGATGGACAACTTCACGATCTTCGGTTCCAACAAGCGAAAGCTGAGGAAGCTGCTGGAGGATATCAAGAAGTGGCTTGCCGAGATCGGAATGAAGATCAAAGGTAACTGGCAGATATTCCGCGTCGGGTTTACGCCCAAGGTCGAAAGAGCGCATCAGGCTTTGCCGAAGAAAAAGCAGCGGCACCGCCGTCCGCGCTTACCATCAGCTCTGGGATACCGATTCGGACACGGTTACACGATCTTGCGAAAGCACAATCTATTCCGGCTCAAGCAATCGCTTCATCTTTACTACTACCGGCGAGACAGGAACCGAGTCATCTCGTTCAAGAGGGCTTCGGGGCTGATCTCACGGCTCGGACAGCTTCGCAAATGCAATCATCAGCAGGTTTTGGACAGGCATTACCAGCCAAAGACGATGTTTGCACTGAAGAAAGTCGTCCGAAAGGAGTGCAGAAGACTTCAGGCATTATATCCGCCATACCAGGCGGCATAAAAAGGAGTGATTTTCATGAAAGTACAGGGAATGGTCAACCCCGGCAGCTTTACTGTGGAAGAGATTCCCGGTACCAAACGAAGTCTTGTCCGTCTCTACCAGAATGTGGAGGCGTGCAAGATCTCTAAGGATGCCGAGGACAAGGAAGGTCTTGACGGGTTCCAGTATGACGAATACCGCGTTGAGGTCGAGAGTTGGCCCGGACTTGCTGCCAGCGTGCGGGAGAACTATGACACCTACCTTGCAAAGGGTAAGGACAACGAGATCGACCGCAGTAACGATGCGTTGTTCCGCGCTCAGAAAAACACAGACTCCATCGTCCAGGATACGGACGCGATGAGCGTGGATCACGAATACCGACTGACCCTGCTTGAGCTGGGTCTCTCGGAATAATTGAGAAAGGAGGAAAATGACTATGCTGTATCGCACTCTGAAGCGCATGATCGAGCGCGGCCAGACCAACGGCCTTGAGGAAAAAATCGACATTTTCTTCGCAGCCGGCAAGCTGACCGAAAGCGAGTATCAGGAGCTCATCGCCATGCTCAAGGCAGAATGAACGCACCGGAGGATTGAGATGTGACTATTCAAGAGATTTTAGCCGGCGGGGGCGGTCTGCTCCTGATCCTTATGACCCTGGTGCAAATCGCCCCCGTCAAAATCAACCCCTGGTCAGCACTCGCCAAAGCCATTGGCAAGGCGATCAATGCTGACATTTCAAAGCGCCTCGACGAGATCGAGAAAAAGCTGGACTCACATATCAAAACGGATGATCAAGGCCGGGCCGATGACTGGCGGGCGGCGATACTCCGCTTTAACAATGAGCTGCTTCGTCCGATCCGTCATACGAAGGAAGAATTCGTAGAGGTACTTGGGTATATCGACAAGTACGAGCATTATTGCGAAAAGAACCCTGAGTATCCAAACAGCCGCGCGGAAATTGCCATTGAGAACATTCGAGAGGTGTATAAGGTCCGGCTGAAGAAACGAGACTTCCTTCAGGACGAGGATAAGAAGGAGGTGGCGGCGCTGTGAGCAGGTGGGGCATCGGCCTTTCCGAGAAAATGAAAGCCTGCAAAGAAGCAGAACCGTTCACTGATATTTTGGAGGGGGGTGGGGGTGTTCCTGAAAAGGACCCCCCGTCTTCTTCCAAAGCAGGGTTCAAGGTCACCACGATGAAGATTATCGTGTGGGTCTGCATTCTCAACGGACTTGCATGGGTATGGTGCAGCTATATCCTTGCATTGCTCGGACGGGAGCAGATCGCAGAGGCTTTGTCACAGGTCGCGCTCAAGGAGATCATCGGCGTGGTGCTGATCTACGGTCTCAAGGCGCTGTTTGAAAACCTGAGCAAGAACAACTCATGGCCTGACAAGGGGAACTCTACTCCGCCCGAAGACGGGGCGGGATAACAGGAGGAAAAGAATATGGAGAGTGTACTGAACTGGTCTGTCATCATCAGCATCATTGGCGTGCTGGTGGTGCTGACGAACATTGTGGTACAGGTACTCAAAAAAGTAACCTGGGACAAGCTGCCGACGAATGCTCTGGCGATGATCGTTTCGCTGGTGCTGACGCTCGGCGCTTTCTTTGCATATTGTTCCATCAAGGGGATCGCTATTGTGTGGTATATGGTGTTTGCCGCGGTGGTCCTCGCGTTCATGGTGGCTTATGCGGCAATGTTCGGATTTGACAAGCTGAAAGAAGCACTTGCGCAGATCCATAAGTAGTGATTAGAGGTCGAAAAAGGTGTAGGAGAGCCGGTTATTTCTTGACTACTCCTACACCTGTGGCCTAAAAGTGGCGTGGGGACTGGATTGGATGCTTCTATAATAGAAACATCTTTTCAGATTGCTCACCGTTAAGTGCTGTTATTTCAATGGTTTTAGCAGTAGTAAGATGTGGTTGAAAGAGCAGAAATGTAGGTAAGTCATATATTATTCCTACATTATTTCTACATCTACATTCCTACACAGAATACACCCTATTTTATTTTTTCGATTTCTTCCTTCAGCCAGTCGAATTCTCGCTGGGTATAGACCTTTTCGGTGATGTCGGATATCTTGTGACCGACCATGTATTTGATTGCATATTCGTCAATACCGGCTTTCTTTGCGGCCGTGACAAAGTGCTTTCTTCCGTCGTGAGGACGATGCTCCGGGTTAAGATTAAGCTCGTCACGGATCATCTCAAAGCCGGCCTTATAGCGTTGATAGCTCATCATCACAGTCTTGCTGCTGCGCTTGTCTTTGCAGTTGAAGAGATACGGGCTGCCAATTTCTTTGGCTTTATTGTAATGTCGCTCCACGAGGTAACGAATTTTTGAGTGGATAGGTACGACGCGGTCTTCACCAGCTTCGGTCTTGATGCCGCCTTTGAAAGTGCCATTCTCAAGGTCTACATTGGCAAGCTCAATTAGGCCGAGCTCTTGTGGACGCCATCCAGAATAACACTGAATGAGTATCACATCAACGAAATTCTTATCGTCGACATGTTCCCAGAGCTTTGATATTTCTTCGTCCGTAAAAGGTATGTGCTCTTTCTTGACTTTCTGGATCTCTTTGATCGTTTCGTCAGTAAGCTTGAATGTGCGCGAGTAGTTTCTGTCGACGATCTCATATTCCAGAGCATAGTCAAGCATCAGATTGAATAAGGACTTGATCTTGTTCTTCATGGATGCGCTGGCGTGTTGCTCTTTCCCTCTGACAGTGGCAACACCCTCGTCCATGCAGCCTTTCACATGGCGGGCACGGACATCCATCACTCGCATATCGTAGACAGCCGAGCAATACTTCCAAGCTGAAGTAACGGCTCGTGAACTGCCATCCGATTTGAGCGTCTTGAAATACTCTTCCGACCACTTGTCGTAAAGCTCTTTGACGGTGATCGCGGCGCCGAGGTCGTAAGGGTTCTTGTTATATTCTACGAGCGCTGCATACGCGTCGTTGTAAGTTGCAAAATATGAGTCAGGCTTGAGCGGTTTGCAAATGGGCTTGCCGTCCTGAGTCTTTCCAACCGTAACCATTGCCCGAAAGGGATTCCGAAGGTTGCGGTTTTTTATTTCGCTGATTTGGCCAAACCCGTTCGGGAGGCGTCTTCGTTTATTGTTTTTGGCTCTCGGTTTTCGCTTTACTGACGGCTTCATTGGATAGCCGCAATGAGGGCAAGCCGGAGCCTTGTCGCTTACCTGCAATTCGCATTCAGGGCATTTTACAAGCATGAGTTGCACCTCCATAGTTGATTTGTCCTTTGTAATCATATATTATGGTGTAGGAGTTGTCAAGATATTCCTACACTTTATTTTTTGATGGAGCGATGTATATGATTACAAATGATGTATCAACCTGCCCAAAATGCGGCGGCGATTTGAAATACTATGACCGTGTTACTCGGATTGTACGGACGAAAGGAAGAAAGACCTGGAAGATCCCCATGCGGCGGCTTCAATGCACTCGCTGCGGTTCTGTACATAGAGAGCTTCCCGAACTGATATTTCCGTACAAACAGTACGAGGCTGAAATTATCATCGGTGTTTTGGAGGGCTTCATCACATGCGAAACCATCGGCTTTGAGGACTATCCCTGCGAAATGACGATGGTCCGATGGCAAGCTCAGGACTGGACCACCGAGGTTGTTTTAACAAAGCGCAGTTGCTAACTTAGAATAGCCGTTGAAAGGAGGTAAACGCCAATGAACGAGCAAGAGTTCCCTCAGGGGTCCGTCCCCGTGGCTGTTGCGGCCCGTGTGTATGGCAAAGATGCTTCATGGGTCCGCGCCGGCATCGTCTCAGGGTGGCTCCCGATTGGCAAAGCCACTCGCAGCGGAAAATTAGTCACCACCATCGAGGAGATGGATTCACGCTATGGCCGTATCAACTTTTACATCTCCCCAAAGCGTCTCTACGAGGAGACAGGATTTTTGTGGAAAGGAGAACGACAATAATGGCAACGGAAATCCGTCCGGAGCTGTCTGAGAAAAATCCATACTGGATTGGCAAGCACCGGTATTACGAACTGAAGCATTTCTGCCTTCAGTATCCGATCTGGAAGAAAGCCTACAATGCTCTGCTTGGCCTGAGCAGCCGTCCGAACGACCTTGATATTTTCGTCAAGAGTGGCCAAGTACGGAGCGATCCAACTGCAAGGTGTGCAGAATCTCGCGTATCCTTTGCCAAACGGATGGAACTGGTCGAGCAAGCTGCCATTGGTACGGACGGTGACCTCTATCCTTATATTTTGCGAGGGGTCACAGAGGGTCTGTCCTACAATGCCTTGAAAATGCAGTACGCCATCCCATGTTGCCGCGAGGTCTACTACAACTTGTATCGACGATTCTTCTGGCTGCTGAGTAAGGAGCGTGATTGAGATGCGGATTGTGAATGTGGCGGTCAGGCAGTGTTACCGCTTCAACTGCCCGAATTGCGGGAGCAAGCTGGAAGCTGACAGTGACGAGCTGGTCGATGTCGGTGGAAAGACCAGTCGGTTCTGGTGCCCTGTCTGCCGAGAGGAAAGATACATTCCATGGTCTTCCCTGAGAAAACGGACGGTCTACGAGGACAGTTCCGCAGATTAAGCAAACCCCTTTATGGAAAGGATTGAGCCGCTTACAACGGCTCTTTCTTTTTTATATTTTCCGGCACGCGGGTAACAGGATCAGATGCTAAATTGGTATCTGGAAAATTGCCCGGGGTAAAAATCTGAAAATCATTTTGGAGGTATGATATGGAACTCATCATTGGCATTGTTGTCGGCATTATCATCGGGCTTGTAGTCGGAACGCTTATATTTCGGCGAAGGTACATTCCCGTCGGCGATCTTCGGATCGACCGTTCTGACCCGACGAGCGAACCATTTCTGTTTCTCGAATTAGGCACAGATGTGCGAACTATTTCTGGCATGAAAACCGTCACACTCAGCGTTCGCAACGAGAATTTCCTCCCGCACGAATAACACCCCCTATTATGGAGCCAACTTATTGAAAGGAGAAATGCAATATGGCAGAAATCAAGAAATTGCTGGATGATGCAATCAAAACCGAGATCAACAATCTCAACTCGGCATCTGACAAAGACGAGAAATCGGAGGTCATCAAGAACCTTGCAGCACTGCACAAGCTCCGTATCGAAGAGATCAAAACAGAAACTGAAATCGAGGAAAAGTCGGAGCGTCGGGCCATGGATAAAGCAGCCCATGACGAAGACGCGACACTGAAAGCGTTTCAGCTTGACGAGAATACGCTCGATCGGTACGCGAAGATCGGCATTGCTGCGGCGGAACTTGTATTGCCGCTGATGTTCTACGGCGTTTGGATGAGCAGAGGTCTGAGATTCGAGGAAACGGGGACATTTACATCCCAGACATTCAAGAATCTGTTCAATCGCTTCAAGCCTACTCGAAAGAGTTGAGCCAACAGGCGTTGAGAGTCGTGTAAAAAACACGCTCTCTTCGCTTTTTTCGTAGATTTTGCAGGGCGCTTTATGGAAAGGAGATACCTAAGAGCTCTTTATATCTCTCGACTTAATACCGGAGGTACTGTATAATAGCAGCTACTTCCAGATTAACAGGAGGTAATGAAAGTGCGCAGAAAAGGTAGAAAGGTTATTAAACCGGCAGGTAGTGAATTGATGGACTACCTGAATAAGGGATACGCCATCTGCAACAAGTGCGGAGCGGTGATGGATCGGAAAGAAGATCCCGAAGGCGGATGCGGTATTTATGCCTGCCCGTCCTGTGGATGGGAAATTGAGGAATTGGATTATGAGTACGAGAGCGCAGACGAAATGGAACTCGGACTCGATGAAAGAGGCGACGAGTATCTGATCTTCAGGGATGACATGCTGCCCGCAGGTTGTAAAGCTTGCGGTGGTCCCTACCCTTACTGCAAAGCGTCATGCAAAATGTTTGACGACTAAAGCATTATCAACGGAGGAGGGTCCTGTAACAGGGGCTTTCCTCTTTTTGTTTTGGAGATGGAGATGCGATACCACTATGAAAAGCCTACAATTTATCTTTCAATGTACGGAAAGCGTTATATTTGCGACCATCCGGTCTACGATAGCTGCACACTGTTTGAAATCGGAGATAAAGGTCTTGCTGTGATCCAACAGCGGTATGATGCCGAAACCAAGTCCACATTCTGGACAGAGGTGGATGCATGGCTGACCGATGCCCTCTATGTTCACCCGAAATTCAAGGAATTCTTTGATGAACGGGCCGGAACTTGTACGAACGGGCTCTGGCCTACCGTAACGATTCGGCAAATCATGTGGGCGCTGAAAATGAAGCCTTTGCAAAAGCAGCGTTGGGAAACGGTCTTCGACCGCCGTGATATTTAGCGCCAATCCAGCAGCCCCTATTATGGATACCAATACCTATGAAAGGGGTTAGGAGTATGGATGAGATGAAGATTCAATCGAAATTCATGACAGGACTTGTATCGAGGATCGTAAAGAAGGTACTTCGGACAAAATTGGGCTGTGAAGTAGATATTCAGCTCAATGAGTTCCGGACGACAGTCATTGACGATAAGACTCATGTCCATCTGGATTTGGATGCGGACCTTACGAAAGAAGAACTTAACAAACTATTGAAGACTATTGGAATCTGAGGAATTGAGCCGTTTTATGCGGCTCTTTTCTTTTTCCGCAGATTTTGCAACTCATATTATGGAGAAACAGTTAGCTCAGTGGTAGAGCGCTTCACAAAACCAGTGAAGAGGTGATCGGTTCGAGTCCGATACTGCTTCTTTACTTTTTATTTTGGACGAAAGGAGAAAGCATGAACATCGAGCAATTTGAACTGATCTTGTGCGACATGTACACCATGGATGCATGGTCGCCTCCGCTTCTCTGGAAGTGGAAAAAAGAGTTCAAGGAGGCAAGCACAAAGCAGTGGGCGATCAGAGAGCTTGAGAACTACATTCGCAAGCGGCTCCATTATCGCTCCGATGGATCGGTCGACGAATTTATAAGATTCACAAACGAGTTCGCAATGAAGATGGCTCGCTATTCAAATCACTCAGGAGAGAACCAAGAGATGCACGAGATCTTTCAAACTGCCAGTTCGGTCGCTGCTGATATTTTAGATCTCTTAAATGCAATGAAATGAAAGGAGAATTCAGATGAAACTCGACCATAAGATCGGGAGAAGCTTGAAGAAGGCATCTCCCACCATTCTGACATGCATCGGAGCCGCTGGCGTTGTGGCAACCGCGGTTCTGGCTGTCAAGGCAACTCCAAAGGCGGATAGCCTTATCAAAGCCGACAGCAGGAGAAATCACGACGGCGACCCTTATGCTGCAACAAAGCTCGAAGCTGTCAAATCCTGCTGGAAATGCTACATACCGGCTGCGGCCACGGGAGTTGCTACGATCATCTGCATCTTTGGAGCGAATACCCTCAATAAGAAGCAGCAGGCGTCTCTTGCCAGTGCCTATGCGCTCGTAAACCGATCCTATTCTGACTATAAGCATAAATTGAAAGAACTGTATGGCGAAGATGCTCACAAGAAGATCATGGAGTCCATCGCCGCAGAGAAAAGCAGTATGCCGCCTATTACGGCTACCGGAGGCTTCTCCAATTCATCTTTGGAGTTTGAAGATGCCAACGAGGAGCAGCGACTCTTCTACGACAGCTTCTCCAAAAGATATTTTCAGGCAACCATAAGCCAAGTCCTGCAAGCAGAATATCACATCAACAGGAATATGGTTCTCGGCGCGTTCGTAACTCTGAACGATTTCTACGACTTCCTTGGAATAAGCCATGTCGAAGGCGGAGATGTTGTTGGCTGGTTGCTGTCTGATAGCATGTACTGGATTGACTTCGATAACTCGAAGGCTATGGTTGATGATGGACTGAACGGAGAGATTCCATGTTATGTCGTCGATGCTGAGTTCGGCCCTCAACCAGAATCTGCGTGGGATTATTGATTTCCCGCAAAAACTACATCGCCTATTATGGAAAGGAGGTCATGCTTTATGAACCAGAGAAATATCTTTAAGCTGCTGTCCCTTGCGGGGGTCGTCCTTGGCGGGATCGGAACATTGTTATCCGGCTGGGCCGACAACAAGGAGCAGGAAGCAATTATCGAGGAGAAGGTCAACGAAGCACTTGCTGCCAGAAACGAAGAGGAAGGGTCCTAAACAGGGCTCTTCTCTTTTTTCGAGGTGAACTCATGACAAATGATATGGCCGTGCAAGCACTTCTCGACTATCTCAGAGAATCGGACGAGCCCGAGATTTTTTGGCCACGCCATCACTTTGAAGAGTCTTGCTTTTCGAGATGGGCGGCATGGGAGATGATCGAGGCAATTTTAGACCATCCATTCGATGATCCGGAAGATGTGATCGAGGAGTTCACCATGAAAATGGTGATTTTCTCATCTATCGCCGATGGTACGGATGAAGGACTGATATTTTCGATTGCCGCTGATTTCGCCGATGAATGCTTGACACTATTTAGAGAGGAGAACTCAAATGACAAAACAAACCATCATCGAGGCGTTGAAAAGCGCCCAGAAGTCAATGAAAAAGCACAGCCCTGAGATCCTCACCGGCATCGGAATTGCCGGGATGATCGCCACCACTGTATCCGCCGTTCGAGCAACGCCCAAGGCTTTGCAGCTCATCGACGCCAGAGAAATCAAGGAAAACCGGCGTCTGAGCAACAAGGAGATCGTTGCCACAACATGGAAGTGCTATGTTCCGGCTGCTGTTACAGGCGTGCTGTCCACAGCCTGCCTTGTAGGCGCCAGCTCTGCAAATCTTCGCCGCAACACTGCTCTTGCAACGGCTTATTCCATCTCCGAAACGGCTCTCAAGGAGTACAAAGAGAAGGCTGTTGAGGTAGTCGGCGAGAAAAAAGAGCAGGCGATCCGTGATGCAGTTGCCAAGGAGACGCTTACGAAGCACCCTCTTGGCGAACGCGAGGTCATCATTACCGGAGGTGGTGATATTCTCTGCTTCGACCCCCTTACAAACCGATATTTCAAGTCCGATCGCGACCGCCTGATGCGTGCTATGAATGAACTGAACAAACGAATGCGCGACGAGATGCGTGTTTCGCTGAATGATTTCTACGATGAGATCGGTCTGAGCGAGGCTGAGGTCGGAGAGCATCTCGGGTGGGACATCGACAACGGAAAAGGCTACATAGACCTCGATTTCAGCACACAGTTGGCTGATGATGGAACACCTTGCCTTGTCGTCGGTCACAACCACCCGCCTATTTACCTTTGGTAAGCGCAGATTTTGCATCTCCTATTATGGAGAACCAAACAACAAAAATTACTTTTGAAAAGGAGAATTTTACTATGGAAGACAAGAGAATGAACGAGATCGAGGAAATCGAAGCTACGGAAGTCGACGAGACTCAGGACAGCTCTAATGCTGGTGCCCTGCTCGCCGGTGTCATCGGAGGTTTCATTGCTTACGCTGTGATTGGCGGGGCGAAGAAGCTGCGGGTGATCATCGAAGAGAAGGTCGCTGCAAAGAAGCTGGCGGAAGCCGCTAAGACCGACAAGGCCGAAATCGACTCGGCAGACGAGGATTCCGAGGAAAACTAAGAAAAGTAAATTGCGGAGTTCTACAAGGGAGAGTGCCAATAACAGGGCGCTTTCCCTTTTTTCTTTTTATCAAATTTTGGAGGTGCACTAATGCCTGAATATCCTGATAACTCGCATAGCGCGAGAGAAAACACAAGTCCTCCCTCCAAACGGGTGGAGAAAGTCGTCAACGGCACAGCAAAGACCCGAAAGCAGAGCGAGGTCAAGAAATTTGCCGGCATATTCATGCCTGATGAAGTTGGCGATGTTAAAACCTTCATCATCACGGATGTCGTTATCCCTGGTTTGAAGAACGCCATCGCTGATGTTGTCAGCATTGTTCTCTTTGGCGAAGCCGGCCGCATCGGCACTCGGAAGAACGCCGGATCAAAGGTATCGTATCAGCGGTATTATGACGATCCTCGCAGAGATGACCGCAGGAACTACAATCAGCGGCCGAGACCTGTTGCCGGGTTTGAATTTGATGACATCATCTTCGACAACCGTGGAGATGCAGACCTCGTCCTCGACCAGTTGGAATCCGCTATTGCCAACTATGGCATGGCCAGCGTGCTGGATCTCTATGACCTCGCCGGACTTACTTGCCAGAATTACATGGCTGATAAGTACGGCTGGACTGATATTCAGAGTGCCAGAGTTGCCCGAACGAGGGACGGCTACATCTTGCAGCTTCCCAGAGCAATCCAAATCACCTAAAAAGAGGTGCAGTCATGTACGGATATTTTGTCTCAAGCGGGTACAGAGGCTTCGTCGACGGAACATGGATGCTGTTCCCGACTGAGTCCGAGTATTACGAATACATGAAAGAGCTCGAAAACTGAGTTGAAAACTACAATTAAGAAAGGATTTATTACCATGAAAGCTAATGAAATCATGACTTCCGCAAAGCGTACCTTCTCCAAGGTCGGCTTTGGGCTCCAGAAGAAGAGCCCCGAAATTCTTGTCGGTGTCGGTATCGTCGGTGCTGTTGCAAGTGCCGTTCTGGCCTGCAAGGCTACCACCAAAGCAGGTGCCATCGTTGAGGAGTCTAAGAACTCTCTCGCTGATATTCGTGAGGCCAAGGAAAACGGCGTCACCAAGGCTGGTGAGTCCTACTCCGAAGAGGATCACAAGAAAGATCTCGCCATCGCCTATGTTCAGACTGGCGTGAAGTTCGCAAAGCTGTATGCCCCTGCGGTCATGCTCGGTGCAGCTTCTATCGCCAGCATTCTCGCAAGCCACAACATCATGAAGAAGCGCAATGTCGCTCTGGCGGCTGCTTACGCTGCTGTTGATAAGTCCTTCAAGGATTATCGTGACCGCGTAATCGAGCGTTTCGGCGAGCAGGTTGAAAAGGAGCTGCGCTACAACATCAAGGCGCAGGAGATCGAAGAGACCGTCACGGACGACAAGGGCAAGGAAAAGAAGGTCAAGCAGAATGTGAATGTCGCAGACGAGAACTGGAATGGCTCTGACTACGGCCCTTACGCAAAGGTGTTTGATGATACTCACTCCGATTGGAAGCAGGACCCTGAAATGAACCTCTTCTATCTGCGTGCTCGTCAGGCTCAGGCGAATGATATGCTCAAGTCCCAGGGTCACCTCTTCCTGAACGAAGTTTACGATATGCTCGGTTTCAAGCGCACCAAAGCCGGCGCTGTTGTCGGTTGGATCTATGACGACAAGAAGCCTTACGGCGACAACTTTGTTGATTTCGGTATGACCGAGATTCGTCGTCACGATGCTGATTCGGACGAGTACAAGCGCGCGTTCATTCTGGACTTCAATGTTGTCGGCGACATCACTTCCAAGATCGTCGACCACCAGAATGACTATCTCGCATGAGGACAAGCCGATGAAAAAATTGCTTATCTGCCTTCTTATCTTCGTCGGGGCGATTTTCATATCCTGTAACTTTGTGATAAATGCAACGACGACCAAAACGGTTCCGGAACAGCCTATGATTCAGACGGAACCTCTCTCTCTGATCATCGAGGCATCTGCTCCGTCCACTGATATTTTACTGGAGGAAGAGCCCGCACCCACTCCCGAACAAGAGCCTTTGGCTACGAGGGAGGAGATTGAGCTTCTTGCTCTCTGCGCTATGGCGGAAGCCGAGGGCGAATGCGAGCAAGGCCAGCGACTTGTCATCGACAGCGTTCTTAATCGTGTGGACAATCCGCATTTCCCGGACACGATCTCTGAGGTCATCTGGCAGAAAAACCAGTATGCGGGTATGTACGGCGACCGTATTACCCGCTGCTATGTTATGGACGAGCTGGTAAAGCTCGTTGAAGAAGAACTGGAAAATCGTACTGACTACGATGTCGTGTTCTTCAATGCGGGCCATTATAGCGACTATGGAGTTCCTATGTTCCAGGTCGGAAACCATTACTTCTCAAGCTATGATTAAAAGGAGGAACAATTATGAAAAAGATCATGCTTTCCCTGCTCTCTTATACCCTGGCGACTATGTCCGGCCTCTGCCTGGTGGGCGGAGCAGCAGTCCTCAGCTACAAGGAGTGACTGACATGGAGGGAATTGCGAATTTCATTTCTATGCTCGACTATGTTCTTGACACAAAGCGTAAGCGTCACATCACCGGCGGATTGCTGTTGAGTGGCGCTTTACTCTTTGGTGGTCTGGCTATGACCGTCATGAGTATCCGAGACGATGAGGAGGACGAAGATGAGTAAAGCATCTACCGGCTTTGCCTTTGTGGCAGGCCTTACTATCGGCGCAGCAGGCGCCTTGTACTATCTGAAGGATAAGTACGCAAAACTCGCCGAGGAAGAGATTGCCTCGGTCAAAGCGGCATACGCCAAGCGCGAGAAACCGACAACGGAAGAAAAAACTGTCTCGGTTGTGAATGCTGCCAAGCACATGGATAAGGGTAGCATTACCGAGTACACTCAGCGTTTGCAGGAGGCTGGTTATAAGGACTACTCCAGAACGATCGACGAGAAGCCCTCTGGAACGCCTGGTGAAGTTCCGTATGTCATCTCTCCTGATGAATTCGGAGAACTTGAAGACTATACGAAAGTTAGCCTGACCTACTTCGCTGATGGCGTCTTGGCTGATGAGTGCGGTGAAATCGTTGATGATGTGGAGGAAATCATTGGCGATGGGCTTGACCACTTCGGCGAATACGAAGACGATTCGGTGTTCGTAAGGAGTGATGCAAAGCGCTGCGACTACGAGATTCTCAAGGATCTGCGTGATTTCAGCGACTTCAAGAAGAAAAACTTTCCTCCGAATAATGACGAGGAGGTCTGACCTTGACCAAGAGCGAGCTTAACGATCCATATTTCGAGTGGATGTACCGGCTCGTGGTCGACGACCGATATTCTAATAAGTCCTATCGGAGACTGTTCTATAAGCTCCACGACACGGAGTTTGCGTACACGATCCCGATGGACGGCAACCGGGCCGAGGATGGCATCGAGCTTAGGTATCGGTTCGGTCGCGAGCAAGGCTATCGTGATGCTGTAATTGCCAACTGCCTTGATATTCGGCCTTGCAGCATCCTTGAAATGATGATCGCCCTTGCCATTCGATGTGAAGAACACATCATGGAAGACCCTGATATTGGCAACCGCACCGGACAGTGGTTCTGGAGTATGCTTGTCAGTTTGGGCCTTGGTTCCATGAGCGATGTTCGGTTTGATCCTGTTCGGGTCGACGAGATTCTCGACCGTTTTATGGATCATGACTACGCACCGGATGGTAAGGGCGGTCTGTTCACAATCCGTAACCCTCGGTTTGATATGCGGTCTATGGAAATCTGGTATCAGATGAATTGCTATCTTAACGAGATCATCAGAGAAGGGAGTTTAACATGAATACGATCACGCATGATATTTTCGTGACGGTCATGCCGTCTAAGAATTTCTGCAAGCAGATGCAGCGGCAGGCTCGCAGCACAAAGATGTTCAAGTTGCTTGCGGTAGGGGCGATGGTCCTTGCCGCAGCAACCGAGGTTGAGCGCAGGAAGCTGGAGGAGCAGGTCTATCAGCTCTCTGTTCGAGTAAAGAAGTTGGAGCGCGGCGAAGGAGAGTAATCAATGTTAGACTTCTTGGTGATTGCAACGCGCAGTGGCAAGCGTGGTATCATCGAGATCTATCCCAAGTTTATCATCAAGAAAAGCAGCGACCTCATGATTAGAGGCGGCGATTTCTACGCTATCTGGATTGAGGAACGGGGATTGTGGTCGACTGATGAACAGGATGCGGTTGACCTGATCGACCGCGAACTGGACCGATACGCCGAGGAAAACTGTAAGCGTTTTGATGACAATTATCGAGTCATGCATATGTGGGACGCGGAAACCGGAATGATCGACACCTGGCACAAATATTGCCAGAAGCAGATGAAGGACCAGTTCCATATGCTCGACGAGAAACTGATATTTTCAAACAGCAAAACGGGGAAAAAAGACTATGCCAGCAAGATGCTGAATTATCCGCTTGAGCAGGGTGAGGCGAACTCTTATGACAAGCTCATGAGTGTTCTATACTCTCCTGCCGAGCGGCACAAAATCGAATGGGCCATTGGTTCGGTAGTGTCCGGTGACTCCAAGAGGCTGCAAAAGTTCATGGTGCTTTACGGCGCCGCTGGTACTGGTAAGTCCACGGTGCTCAACATCATTCAGCAGCTCTTTGATGGCTATTACTCTGTATTCGATGCTAAGGCTCTCGGTTCTTCAAGCAATGCATTTGCGCTGGAGGCGTTCAAGACGAACCCGTTGGTTGCCATTCAACATGATGGTGACCTATCCCGTATTGAGGATAATACGAGACTTAACAGCCTTGTTTCGCATGAGCTAATGACGGTCAACGAGAAGTTCAAATCAACTTACGCCAACCGTTTTAAGGCTTTCCTCTTTATGGGCACAAACAAACCGGTTCGTATTACGGACGCTAAATCAGGTCTGATTCGACGTTTGATTGATGTTTCCCCAACAGGAGATAAGGTCGAGCCGAACGAGTACAAGACCATCATGAAGCACATCCCGTTTGAACTTGGCCCGATTGCTTACCACTGTCAAGAGGTCTATCTGGAAGATCCCGCTTACTACGACGGTTATATTCCGATTGCTATGTTGGGGGCCTCCAATGACTTCTACAACTACATCGTTGATTCCTACCCTGTCTTCAAGCGTGAAGACGGAACGTCCCTCAAGGCTGCTTGGGAGATGTATAAGACCTATAATGAGGAAGCAAAGGTCTCGTACCCCCTCAGCCAGCGAGCATTCAAGGAAGAGTTGAAGAACTATTTCCATGACTACACCGAGCGCTTCAGTATGGAAGATGGCACTCGTGTTCGGAGCTATTACAGTGGCTTCAGAACTGAAAAATTTGAAGAGCAGACTATCATTGATAAGCCGGAGCCAACAACTCGGCTGATTCAGTTTGATGGAACAGTATCCGCATTTGACAAAGATTGTGCGGACTGTCCTGCTCAATATGCCACATCTAAAGAAACGCCCTCGCAGAAATGGGAAAAAGTCACGAAGACTCTTTCGCAGTTGGATACCTCTAAACTCCACTATGTCAAGGTGCCTGAGAACCATATTGTCATCGACTTTGATATTCCGGACGAGAACGGCAACAAGTGCTTTGACCTGAACCTGACGGAGGCGAGCAAGTGGCCTCCGACCTATGCCGAGGTCAGCAAGGGTGGTCAGGGTATCCATCTACATTATATTTACACCGGCGATCCGACAAGGCTGAGCCGTATCTATGACGACCATATTGAGGTGAAAGTCTTCACTGGAAAAAGCTCGCTGCGCCGGAAACTCACTAAGTTCAACAACCTACCTATTGCAACCATAAGCTCTGGGTTACCATTGAAAGGAGAAAGCAGCATGGTAAACAACAAGGTGGTTCAGAGCGAGAAAGGGCTTAGGGTTCAAATCAAGAGAAATCTCAACAAGGAGATCCACCCTGCAACTAAGCCCAGTATCGACTTTATCCACAAGATTCTGACGGATGCGTATGAAAGCGGCATGGTTTACGATGTTACCGATATGCGCAATGCCGTCCTGGCCTTTGCCGCCAACAGCACCAATCAGGCAGAGTATTGCATCAAGCTCGTTAATAAGATGCCGTTCAAATCTGCCGATGCCGCCCCTGCGGCCAAGAACGAAACCGCTGATCTCGTCTTTTATGATGTCGAGGTGTTTCCGAACCTTTTCCTCGTGAACTGGAAGTTTGCAGGAAGCGCACAACCTGTGGTTCGGATGATTAACCCGACCTCTGAAGACATCGAGGGCCTGATGAAGTTCCGACTCATCGGCTTCAACTGCCGGCGGTATGATAACCACATTCTTTATGCTCGCTTGATGGGCTATACCAATGAGCAGCTTTACAACCTGTCTCAGCGGATCATCGGCAGCGAAAAGAAATCCAAGAGCAATAACTGCTTCTTTGGCGAAGCCTATAATGTCTCTTACACTGATGTTTACGACTTCTGCTCGAAAAAACAGAGCTTGAAGAAGTGGGAGATCGAACTCGGCATCCACCATCAGGAGCTTGGCCTTCCGTGGGACCAGCCTGTTCCGGAGAGCATGTGGCAGAAGGTCGCCGAGTATTGTGACAATGATGTCATTGCTACGGAGGCGGTATTCAATGCCCGTAAGGCTGACTTCATAGCTCGTGAGATTCTGGCCGATGTGGCTGGAATGACCGTCAACGATACCACGAACACTTTAACCGCCAAGATTATCTTCGGTGGAAACAAGAAGCCGCAGGATCAGTTTAATTACCGCGACATGGGTGATGCCAGCCAGATTTGCAGCATGGACGATCTGCCGTTCAAGTTTGGGCCGGAAGAATACGACAACTATACGGCGTTCGACAAGAAGGATCGTCCGATCTTCCCTGGTTACAAGTTCGACAAAGGCAAGTCTACTTATCGCGGTGAAGAAGTTGGCGAGGGTGGCTATGTCTATGCCGAGCCTGGTATGTACGGAAACATCGCTCTGCTGGATATTGCGTCTATGCATCCCTCCAGCATCATCGCAGAAGATCTCTTTGGCCCTGTCTACACCAAGCGATTCCGTGAAATCCGCGATGCTCGTGTTGCCATCAAGCATAAGGAGTTCGACAAGGCTCGCAAAATGCTGAACGGCGCTCTGGCAAAGTATCTGACGGACGAGAGTGCCGCCGATGCCCTGGCGCAGGCGCTGAAAATCGCCATCAACTCCGTTTACGGCCTGACTTCGGCCAGCTTCGAGAATCCGTTCCATGACAACCGTAACAAAGATAATATCGTCGCCAAGCGCGGAGCCCTGTTTATGATCAACCTCAAGCACGAGGTTCAGAAACGGGGCTTTGTTGTTGCTCACATCAAGACGGACTCTATCAAGATCCCAGACGCTACGCCTGAGATCATTCAGTTCGTCATGGACTACGGTAAGATGTACGGTTATATTTTCGAGCACGAAGCGACTTATGATCGCATGTGCCTCGTCAACAACGCCGTTTATATTGCCAAGTACAAGGATGGTAAGCACGCCGGTGAGTGGACAGCCACGGGCACTCAGTTCCAGATCCCGTATGTCTTCAAGAAGCTCTTCTCGCATGAGGAGATCACCTTCGAGGATATGTGCGAGACGAAGTCTGTTACAGGGGCGCTCTATCTGGATATGAATGAGAGCCTGCCTGATGTGAGTGCTTTGGAGGATGAGTATGCTAAGTTGTGGAAAAAGATTTCCGATACAACGAAGCTGAATGAGCCAATGGAGGCAGAATGTACTCGTGTTGAGGAACTTACAACTGAAATCGAGAAAGGTCATGACTATGTCTTTATTGGACGAGTCGGACAGTTCTGCCCCATCAAACCCGGCTGTGGCGGCGGTCTTCTGTGTCGCGAGTCCGTTGACAAAAAGACTGGCGAAAAGAGGTACGATGCCGCCGTTGGAACGAAAGGCTATCGCTGGCTTGAGTCTGAAATGGTCAAGGAACTCGGAAAGGAAGACTGCATTGACCGGAGATACTATGATGCTCTCGTTGATGCTGCGGCCACTGATATTTCCAAGTATGGCGATTTCGAGTGGTTTGTTTCCGAAGATTCGTATATTCCCGACACCCCGCCTTGGTACGGCGCTGGGGAACCGCATGAAGAAGAAAGCACACCGTTTGATGTGAGGTGAATACATGGAGAAAAACTTCACCAAAGACGGTGTCCGCAGGTTTACTTGCAGGCGATGTGGACTGAGAAACTGCGAGAACATTTATCAGTGGAAAAAGAAGCCGCAGCCTATGAAAAACATCTGCACCCTCTGCATTGAAAAAGAGGAACTGGCACACAAAGAAGCTCGGGAACGAGTTCATTACAGTCCATTCCAATATCCATTTTAACAGTTGAGAGGAGTCTAATTATGATTCGCAAAGCTATTGACAACATCATCATTGAGAACGCTCGCATTATGTTCCCGAATTTCTCCGGCAAGGAAGAGAAGTACAACCGCGCCGGTGATCGCAACTTCTGCGTTATCATCGAGGACCACAACGATGCTCAGCGTCTGATCGAAGACGGCTGGAATGTCCGCATGATGCCTCCCCGTGAGGAGGGTGACGAACCTCGCCACTATCTCCAGGTTGCGGTGAGCTTCAAGAACTTCCCGCCCAAGGTCATCATGGTCACCCGCCGCAAGCAGACGCCTCTCGACGAGGAGTCCATCGGCACGCTCGACTTTGCTGAGATCCGCAATGTGGATCTTATCATCCGCCCTTATAACTGGATCATCCAGGAGGGCACCAAGAACGAGAAGAGCGGTGTGAAGGCCTACCTCAAGACGATGTATGTCACCATCGAAGAGGATGAGTTCGCTGAGAAGTATGCTGCGAGCGAGTATCCGCAGGAATAAACATTGCGGGGACGCTGGTTAGGAGGTAGCCGGCGTCCCATTTCTGTTTAAGGTGAAAACGTTTATGTGTGAAAATTTCAATCGTGTTTTTGTTTATATGCTACGCGAGTTTTTGAAACAGACAGATCCTAAAACAATTCGCGGCGTTTCAAAAGAACGTATGCTCATACAAAAAAAACCAACACCTACCGATTTTCAAAAATATTCCGTCCAAAGATGGGCAATTTCAGAACTTATAACAGCGATTCTTGCGAATCCGTGCAATTCAGCAGAGGATACCGCATATCGACTCGCATTAACCTTCTATAAATGTGCGTATGCTGCGGTTGATTCGAGGATGTATGAGGTATTTCATATAGCAGCAGAGTTTGTTGACAAGGAAGTTATTGGGTTGTTTAGAAACAATCGAGGAATATATCCTTGATAAAACAACTTATCGAAAGGAGAAGCCAATGCCTTTATGGAAGCCCGCAAAAAAGAAGAAAACGGCTCATGCAAAGAAAGAGCCGCCTAAACCATATACGCCCCCTGATATTCCGAAATTTGTTCAACAAAGCGAGAAAACAAAAGCCAAGGAAGAGAAACGAGTTCCTCCCGAAAAAGCGTTCATGGATACTTTCCGACAGCTTACGAGCCGCCATCGGTCTATTGATATTTGGCGAGACTTTGTGGTGATGTCCGCATGTTCGTTTTCAAATGCTGTCGACAAGACACCGTTGCATTATCCCAAGCGTGAAAAACGTTACCTGCAAATCATAAAGAAGTATCGTCCGGAGGAACAAAAGTTATTTCCAGAACTACTCGCCCACCTCGTCATGGCCATGGAGGAAAATCCAGAACAGGATTTCCTTGGGGAGCTTTATATGACGCTTGAACTCTATGACAGTCGTTCCGGTCAGGTGTTTACACCATATCATATCTGCCAGATGATGGCTGATATTTCTATGGGCGATACGCTTAAAGAGCAGATTGATATGAAGGGATATATCACGCTCTCTGATCCATGTTGCGGGGCCGGAGCGACGATGATCGCCGGTGTAAACACGGTAAAAAAGCTACTGGAAAAAGAACATCTCAACTTCCAGAACCATGTGCTGGTGTCTGCTCAGGACATCGACGAACTCGTTGCGCTGATGTGCTATTTGCAGATATCGCTGCTTGGCGTTGCCGGATATGTTAAGGTCGGCAATTCGCTTACCGATCCGATCACAGATGGTGACTCTTTGGAGAACTACTGGTTCACGCCTATGTACTTCAGCGATTTCTGGTGTACGCGACGAATTATCCGTAGAATGCAGGATATTTTGGAGAGTGACCCGAAATGAGTATCAGTCTGTACGATCATCAGCGCAGCGCCCTTGAAAAAATGAAGAACGGTTGCATTCTATGCGGCGGGGTCGGTTCCGGTAAATCCAGAACTGCTCTCGCCTATTACTATCTTCAGCAAGGCGGAAATCTTGACATTCCTGATGCGCCGATGAAAAATCCGCTTGATATTTACATCATCACCACTGCACGCAAGCGCGATACCTGTGAATGGGAGGACGAGTTGGCTCCATTCCTGCTCTCAACCCATGAGGACTGCAATTACTACAAGAACAAGGTCGTCATCGACTCGTGGAACAACATCAGCAAGTACAAAGATGTAAAAAATAGTTTCTTTATATTTGACGAGCAGCGTGTCGTCGGCTACGGGGCTTGGACAAAAGCATTCCTGAAAATCGCGAAGGTGAACAAATGGATCTTGCTCTCAGCTACCCCTGGGGATACCTGGCAGGATTATATCCCCGTCTTCATCGCAAATGGGTTCTACCGGAACAAGACCGATTTCATTGACCAGCATGTGGTTTATGACTGGAGGTCGAAGTATCCAAAGGTTGACCGATACCTCAACACCGGACGGCTGATCCGTCTGCGCAATCGCATTCTCGTGACGATGGAATTCGAGCGGCACACCACATCGCATCATCAGGATGTGCCTGTTTCCTACAACATTCCGCTCTACAAAGATATTTCTCGAAACCGCTGGAACCCTTGGGAAGACCGTCCTATTGAAACGGCTTCTGAGCTTTGTATGAACTGGCGCCGCGTGGTGAATTCGGACGAGTCCCGCAGCGTGGCCGTGTTGGAGATCATGGAAGATCACCCTAAAGTCATCATCTTCTACAATTTCGACTACGAGCTTGATATTCTCAAAAATCTTGGTTACCCCGATGGGACCGAAGTCGCTGAATGGAACGGTCACAAGCATCAAGAGATCCCGACCGGCGACAAATGGGTCTATCTCGTGCAGTACACGGCCGGTTGCGAGGGCTGGAACTGCATTACCACTGATACGATCATCTTCTACTCGCAGAACTATTCCTATAAGGTCATGGTTCAGGCTTCCGGACGGATTGACCGTCTGACGACGCCATTCAGTGACCTTTATTACTTCCATCTAAAGAGCTTTTCCGGAATTGATCTGGCGATCAGCAAGGCACTCAAGGAGAAGAAGAACTTCAATGAGGGTCGCTTTGTTGGGTGGTCTACTGCGCCGATGCCGAAAGCTGCATGACATGAAAAGGAGAAATTATGAATAACGCAAAAATTATTGCTGTCGACTTCGATGGCACTTTGGTTGAAAACAAATGGCCTGAGATCGGTGCGCCGATTGAAAAAAACATCGCCAAGGTTAAGGCCGAACAGGAAGCTGGCACCAAAATCATTCTTTGGACGAACCGCGTCGGCGAACCTTTGGAAAAAGCACTCTCGTTCTGCAAGGAGCAGGGCATCCACCTCGATGCTGTCAATGAGAATCTGCCCGAAATTATCAAAGCATTTGGGACTGACTGCCGGAAGATCTTCGCAAATGAATATTGGGATGATCGCGCAGTCTTGATGTCCGAGAAAGATATCGGAGAATTCTCCGATGGGTTCCACACTTTCAACTCCCTCTATTATCAGCGGCTCATCCTCTTCGCGGCCTTGGTGAACACTTTCCCGACGCTTGCTTGGAAATCCCACAAGCATTCGGATGGCGAGGCTCCCTTTGGAGGAGGCTGGTTCATCGTTGGCATCGACACGCCAAAGGGGCCCTATACCTATCATTACGAGGACAAGGACTGGGGCCTGTTCCACTGCAAAGAGGTGGCCACTGCCCCTGAGTGGGACGGCCATACCGATAAGGATGTCGAGCGGGTACTGTCCCTTTCCGATGACGAGAGTGATTGGGCGGCTCGTGAAGTTGCTCTTGCTTCTCAGAAAGAACGCGAAAGTTCCGAAGATAAAGACGACTGGGATTACGGTGTTGCGTGCTATGAGAGTGCCCTCAGAGCGTATCGGTCTTTGGAACGCGACGGCCACTCCGGTATGAGCATTCAGATCACCAAGAGCATCCTGAACCGCCTTATCGACGGCAAATGCCTTACCCCCATTGAGGACAATCCTGATATTTGGACTAAGATCGAGTTTGGTGAGAACGATCCTATCCAGCACTTCCAGTGCAAGCGCATGAGCAGCCTGTTTAAGGATGTCGCCGAGGACGGTACGGTCACTTACTCGGATATCAACCGTGTTCAGCTCATCAACAAAGAAAGCCCTGATATTCCGTTCAGAAACGGCTTCGGTACTCGCCTTATCGACAAGATGTATCCAATCACGCTTCCGTACTTCCCGGCGGACAAGAAGTTCAAGATCATCGTCGAAGAGTTTCTGACCGATGAGAAAAATGGCGACTTCGATACCGTCGGCTATCTCCAGCTTATTCTTCCAAATGGCGAGGTCGTTGATCTGAATGGATATTTCAAAGATGGTCCGGACGGCATGGTTCGCATCGAGCAGGCTGAGTACGAAGAGAGAAAAGCTAACCGGATCGACAAGAAGTAACCACTGATATTTGAAAGGAGAAAAATATGATCCCCATTGATACAATAGTCAGCATTAAATCCGGTGACGAGTACGGTGGTAAATACAACGGGAAACTCGGCATCATTAAAAAGTTTACAGATGATCGGGTCGGAGTGGAGTTTGCCGGCCTTAAAAACCACGCAAGCAAATACGGCCTCTTCTGGTTCAAGAAAGAGAATGTGACACCTTCACTCTTTGATGCGCCGAAGCGCAACGATGCAATCATTCCGGCGGCTCTTGCTAAGGCTTTCCTCAACTTCACTTTCGGAGCCCCCAGGGCATCGCTCGGCGTAAAGCAGGTCATTTTCAGTGGTCCTAAAACGATCGTGTTCTGGCTCGACGGAACCAAGACTATCGTTTCTTGTGGCGAGGGTGACCACAATGATCCCTATGCCGGGTTCTGTGCTGCTGTTACGAAGCGAGTCTTTGGCTCAACTTCTCAGGCAAAGAAGGTCTTGGCACGGACGAGGAAGGAGACTTCCAAATGAGCACAATTTATATCGGCGAACGGCAAAGCGGCAAAACAACTATGCTTATCGAAATGTCTGAAAAGACCGGTGCTACCATCGTTGTGGCTACCTATCCGATGGCCAAGTACATTCAGTTGCTCGCTGCTCAGATGGGTAAGAAAATTCCTGTTCCCATCACGGTAACGAACTATATCCGTCTTCTCGCAAGCGGCGGCCTTGGTAAGAGCGAGAAGTATCTCATAGACGAGCTTCAGATGATGCTCTCTGCTATGAATGTCGAAGCTGCTACGGTTGACTGCGACTGCATTGAGGTTCTTCGCGGTCAACAGAAAGAAGGTTTGTAATGGCCGGGCTTAAAATGAATGTTGAGTTCCCAACGCGCCTTTGTGAAGTCAAAGGTGAACTCGGATATTTTCATCTTTGGGAGCAATGGAGCAATGTTGTTGATGCCAGTCTGCTTCGGGGTGGACACCCTGCTGGTCAGATTGGACAGGTCTATGGCATTGTTGAATTCAAAGATGGTGTTCGCCGTGTTGACCCTGTTTCTATCAAGTTTTGCGATGAGGAGAATGCCGCTCTCTGTGCACTTGTAAAGCACAATGAGGCGTTAAGGAAAGGAGAAGCAAATGCTGAAAGTTGAAAATGTCGAAGTTCTTGGCTGGGAGCACGCTATTCGTGGTATGCGAAACCCTAAAAACTCTTGGGCGAAAAGCGATAGCGGCCCGGAATGTCCTTATGGGAAAGAAAAATGTTGCGGAGAATGCCAGCAAAATTTCTGCATTGGCCCCAACGATAAGCAACTCATGATGGCCCTCCGCAACGCTGGTACGGATCATCGCAAGTTCATGCGGATGATTACCGTCTATCTCGACATCACCGCCCCGCTGTACTGGTGGAAAGAGTTCGACACCTATAAGGTCGGTACGGTCGCCAACTCCTGCTCTACGATGCACAAAATCGCAGCAAAGGAGTTTACACTGGATGACTTCAGTAACGAGCATCTGGTTGATGACCTCGATGTTCGTATTGAAATCGGAGGAACCGATCACAGAGATACAGGGCCCATGGAAGTCCTTGGCATGACGATTGATGTGCTAAATCACTATCGCGAAAAATATCTTGCAGCGACGAAGACTGAGGAATACACCGGCCTCCCCGCCAAGGATATTTGGTGGCAGATGATCCAGCTTCTCCCCAGTTCCTACAACCAGAAGCGGACGGTCATGCTGAACTATGAGGTTCTGGCCAATATCTACAAATCCCGTCGGCATCACAAGCTCGATGAATGGCATACACTTTGTGACCGGATTGAAAGTCTGCCTTATTCTGCGTTAATTACTGGCACTGCCGTTTGACACCACTCCGGCTATTATGATACAATCATAAAAAAAAGAAATCATGCGCAAAAAGTACATCGCCTATTATGTAAGGAGGTTGTTAGGCTATGGCTGAACGCAACGATTCTCACCTTCTGGATGGTGGTGATTCTGTGGGTATGACAGATAACCAGTACAAGGGTATGCTGCTTGACCAGTTAGAAGACTGGCAGGAAATCCTTGACCTGGCAATCGCAGCCGGGAACACCGAGATTCAGAAAAAGGCTGAGAAGCAAATCGCGAAGATCAACGAAAAGCTGAAATTCTAATCTCTACCCAGAGGGAAGGGCTTGTGGAAACACAGGCTCTTCTCTTTTTATATTTTTCAGGAGTGTGAACATTATGACGCCTAATGAGTACCAGAAAGAGGCACTTCGGACCGCATCCGGAATGTCTAAGGAATACCCTCGTATTCTCAATGGCCTGATGGGTCTGAACGGCGAAGCCGGAGAATGCATTGATATTCTCAAAAAGCATCTTTACCAGGGCCACGCTTTCGATAGCGAACACATGGCAAAAGAACTTGGCGATGTCGCATGGTATCTGGCCATCAGCGCAGAAGCTATCGGCTATGATCTGGAGACGATCTTCCAGATGAACATTGATAAGCTCCGTGCCCGCTATCCCGATGGTTTTGACGCCGAACACAGTCTGCATCGCAGAGCAAATGATATTTGAAAGGAGCTTGTGAAAATGGATGAGAAAAAAATCCACTCAATCATTGATGAAGCAATGGCGGCTCGTGACCGATCTGTGTCCATTTATATTTCGCCTGATGGCGGTGTTTCTGTTTCGGTCTCCCCGTGGCCGGACGAGGAGACACTCCGCAACATGAGAGCCAGCGGTCTGATTTCTCACAATGACTACCGGACACGACTTGGCCTGTCGCCTATGAAATACTAAGGAGGAGCACGATGAACGAAAAAGTTCTGAGACATAAGGAAATCTGCGACGGGCTGAACGAGCTCTACGCACGCAAAAACCATGACTATGGCGACAGCTTCCATACCACTTTCGTCGAGGAAGGTCTCGCTATGGCCCGTATCCGTTTGGGGGATAAGTTCTCCCGCTTCAAGACCCTGTCCCGCCTTTCCTGCAATGACCGCGACCAGCAGCAAGTTACGGATGAGTCCATTCGTGATACGCTGCTTGATCTCGCAAACTATGCCATCATGACTGTGTTGGAGATGGATACACCGGATGAGAGTCATGCGACTCTGTACGGTTATGACAAGCCTGTCTATACTGTTGGGGAGGATAAGTAAGATGAAAGCTAAGAGAGCACTTTGTATGCTTGCGGCGATCCTCCTCGTTGTCGCCATGATGCTGATGTTCCTGACGGGTTGTAACAGACAAGTCATCGACACGACATTCAGCTATGACAATGCTATCCTGGCGCTTCCCGATGGTTCAGTTATCAGCGGGAAAATTGAAAGCTGGAAAGACTATGATGACGGCGATCAGATTCAGGTAAAAATTGACGGAACTACATATCTGGTTCATTCCGTCAACATCGTACTGATAAAGGAGTAATGATTATGTGGAAGCGCGAACTGATCCGCAACAAGATCTATGCGGTATTGATGGTGCTGGTATCTTTACCGGTCGTTATTTTGGAGAAGGATGGTACGGTCCTTCTCCTTTCTCTTTTCTTCGGAGTTCCGATGTTCTTCGCAAAAGAAAACTGGATCATGGGAGGACCCGTTCATGAAAGTAAAGAAAGCCGGAAAAAGAGTGTTCGGAGCCGTAATGTCTGCTGCCGAGAAAAAGGCTATGGACATGGAGATACAGCGACAGCTCGCAGAGTACGATCGAAAGCATATCCGAGAGATCGACGCTCTGGTTCTGTGGGAGCTGCGTGAACAGCTCGGCTTCGGCAATAAGAGGCTTAAAAAATTCTATGACAACTTCTCCCGTGGCATCGAGGCTTTGATCCGTCGTTATGAGATGGAACAGGGCGATGATGTCTGGCTCTGTACCTACAAGCTGAAAGAGATCGGCTGTGATCTTGAAAAATGGGAGAAAGAAAGAGGTGACCAATGAGCGACCGAAAAAACTCAGAGGGCTACTCAGATCCGACAGCCTACCAGGCCATGATGAACCTTGAAATCGAGGAGCTTCGCTTTAAGAAGTTGCTCAGGTCTATCAAGGATGTGTGTGACTTGGCGGACTTCGAGATCGAAGGTCGTGTCGTTCTGATCGACAAGCGGTCCGGACGAGTATGGAGGTAGCCTCTCCAAACCGCGTGAATTTGCCCCGGTTCTGTCTAATCTAAGATAGGATTCGGGGCTCTTTCATGCGCAAAAATTGTGGCCACTTTTATTTTGAAAAACGGGCTTCTGCCCACTTTCTTTCAGAAACTTGATATATTTGGGCGAGTTGAGAGACTTGTAGAGACGGTTCTGGCCAAAAAAAGTGGGTTTTTGGCCAGTTTTATTTGAAAAGTGGGCAGGCTGAAACCGTTGGTACACAAGGCTTTGCGGGATTTCTGCCCACTTTCCCACTTTTTTCTTTAATTAGTGTGACGAAAAAATGTAAAAAATATATATAAGTGACGAGAAAAAGTGGGTTTTTGGCCAAAGCCTGATTTTCCTCAAAAAACTCTGACTTCCTTTTCGTGCGCGAGTGTGATATACTAAGCTTGCGACACAATTAAATCTTCTTATCCGCTTCACTATGTGAGAATTACTTGGCAACAAGTGTTTCTCTCTTAACTCGTTATACCCATAGTGGTGGTAAGAGGATTGTGTCGCAGCAATGAGAGATGCGCTTTTGCAGGGTGCGTCTCTTCGTTGGGGCGCACCTTTTTTTATTTGCACTCTTACGAGGGGAGGACGGAGCGTGGCACGGCCTTACACTGAACAGCAAGTTCTCAAGAAACTGGATATTCCAGATTTCAGACATTTGACAAAAGAAAAAGTCATTGCTTTTGCGACAATGGTTCCGAATATGAACCCCGAAGTTGCAAAGAAAGCTCTTGAGCAATTTCCGAACTTCGCTTCGACTTCACTTGATGTTTTGAAAGAGTACCGCAGCGTCATCCAGGAAGCGATGGAAGACGATCGAGAGAGTATGCGCAGTTGTTACGATATGTATAACCGCGTGATGGATTCTCTTGAAAAAATGCTGGACAACGACGACCTGACATTTGAGCAGAAGACTTATATTCTCAATCAGATGCAGGAAGTTGCCGCAGCGGTAGCGGATAAGGACTCTGAAAAATCGAGGAACCGTTTGAAGCTCATTGGGGTTATCGGCGGCGTAGCTGCTGCCATTGTCGCGGCTTTGGCTTCGAGTCTTGGAGGTAACATCGCACTGAAAGAAAGCAACAACATTGATGATGACAACATAACGGATTTATGAGAAAGGACAGACAGCATGAGTAAAGGTAACGGAAAGCGTAGCACTGGTGGACTGATCCTCGATGTGATACTTACTTTCTGCACAGGAGGTCTGTGGCTGATTTGGATACTCATTCGGTATCTGCGAAATAATAGCTGACCCTCTGGATATTTGACCGAGACGCTTGAAAAGGTGTCTCGGCTTTTTTTATGCCCTTTTTGGCTTCCGCAGAAAAAACAGGGTCTTTTATGGAGAAGAGAGAGATGTGTTACACATTTCCCTCTCTCCATTTTATTTTTTTGTCGAAAGGAGGTCATTTCGTGGCCAGAAGTTCCAGACTTGAGAGCGGATTTCAAGACCGTTTAATCGAGTCATTGAAAGCGTTGTTCCCTGGATGCATGGTTTTCAAGATGGACCAAATTCAGGGACTTCCCGATCTGTTGATTCTTTATGGCGAGAAGTGGGCCTCCCTCGAATGCAAGAGGTCTGCGACAGCTAAGAAGCGCCCAAATCAGGACTACTATGTCGAGAAGATGAACGATATGTCATTCTCTCGATTTGTGTGTCCGGAAAATAAAGAGGAGGTATTGAATGAACTTCAACAGGCATTCCAACCTTGAAGGTCAGCACGCCTTCCTTGGTGCAAGTAAGTATCACTGGATCAATTACACCGATGATAAAATCGCGGACTCCTATGTGAGATTTCTGGCAACACAGAAAGGAACTGTTCTTCACGCATTCGCCGCTCAGTGTATTCTTTTGGGGCAGAAACTTCCCAAGTCTCAGAAGACTCTGAACATGTATGTGAATGACGCTATCGGTTATAAGATGACGCCGGAACAGATCCTCTACTATTCCCCAAACTGTTTCGGAACGACCGATGCGATTTGTTTCCGAAATAATTTTCTTCGCATCCATGATTTGAAGACCGGAGAAATTGATGCTCACATTGAACAGTTGGAGGTCTATGCCGCTCTGTTCTGTTTGGAGTATCATATTCGTCCAGCCGACATTGAAATGGAACTGCGTATCTACCAGCACGACCAAATTCTGTACCATAAGCCGACTGTTGAGGATATTCTGCCAATCATGGACAGGATCATCACAGCCGATAAGGTCATCAACAAAATTAGAGAAGAGGAGGGTTAAGCTATGGACCTCGTAGAGGAAGATATTCTGATGCACTATGGCGTCAAACGGCGCTCTGGGCGCTATCCGTGGGGTTCCGGTGATAACCCTTACCAACATGGCGGCGACTTTCTTGCTCGCGTTGAAGAGCTTCAGCGGCTCGGCAAAACTGAAAAACAGATTGCTGATGAACTTCATCTTTCGACGACTGACTTGCGGATGCAGGTTCGCGTCGCAAAGCATGAACGCCGTGCTCTTCAGGCAGACCGTGCCCGTTCTTTGCGGGAAGACGGTAAGACGCTGGATGAGATCGCCTCAATCCTCGGTTATGCGAATGACTCTTCTGTTCGCGCACTGCTGAATGAGAATACGGCAGCCAATAAGAATAAGGCGCAAGCCACGGCAGAGATTCTGAAGAAAGAGCTTGCGGAAAAAGGAGCCATTGATGTAGGCACCGGCGTTGAGCGGCAGCTTGGCGTTTCTACCGGTGTTCTTCAAGAGGCTCTTTTCATTTTGGAAACCGAGGGTTATAACCGCTATGGCGTCGGCGTTCCCCAGGTAAACGACCCGAAGAAACGCACGATCACCCCCGTTATTTCCGTTCCTGAGATTGACCAGAGAGAGGTTTATCAGAACCTTGATTTGGTGAAGTCTGTTGGCGACTACCATTCTACTGATGGTGGCGAGTCTTGGGATAAGCGTGAGTATCCGGCGAGCATTGATTCCAGCCGTGTGAAGATCCTTTATGGCGATGAGGGTGGCGCACTGAAAGACGGTGTCATTGAGATCCGTCGCGGCGTTGCTGACCTTGATTTGGGAGACTCTCACTATGCTCAGGTTCGTATCCTTGTGGACGGTACTCATTACCTCAAAGGAATGGCGATGTATTCTGACGATATGCCCGATGGCGCAGACATTGTCTTTAACACCAACAAGCATACCGGAACACCTAAGATGGATGTTCTGAAGAAAATTCAGGATGATCCCGACAACCCTTTCGGGGCCTTGATTAAGGCTAATGGCCAGAGTCACTATATCGACGCCGACGGCAATGAGAAGCTTTCTGCGATCAACAAGCTAAAAGAAGAGGGCGACTGGGACAAGATGAGTAAAAATCTTTCTTCCCAGTTCCTTTCCAAGCAGCCCATCCAGCTTATCAAGAAGCAGTTGGATTTGACTTACGCTGATGCCGCTGACGAGTTCTCAGAGATCTGTTCGTTGAACAATCCCACCGTAAAGCGGAAGCTCCTGTTAGACTTTGCGGATGAGTGCGACTCGGCTGCTGTCCATCTGAAAGCGGCTGCTCTTCCTCGTCAGAGCACACAGGTCATACTACCGCTCAATGCGATGAAAGAGACCGAGATCTTTGCCCCGAACTATCGTGATGGCGAAAAGGTCGTGCTAATTCGCTATCCGCATGGTGGTACCTTTGAGATCCCTGAGCTTACGGTCAATAACAAAAACCCGACTGCCGTTTCCGTTCTCGGAAAGAACATTCGGGATGCTGTGGGTATCAATCCTAAGGTTGCAGAGCGTCTTTCTGGTGCTGACTTTGATGGCGACCAGGCCGTTGTCATTCCGACCGGTGGGAGGGTGAAAATCCAATCTACCCCCGCCCTTAAGGATTTGAAGGACTTCGATCCTAAGACTGACTACTCAACTGAGGGCAAGACTGGTGTTCGGCTCCTTGCAAAGGGTGCTGCTACACAGAGACAGATGGGTGAGATTTCAAATCTCATTACTGACATGACTCTGAAAGGCGCTACTGAGCCTGAGATCGCAAGAGCGGTCAAACACAGCATGGTTGTCATTGATGCGGCCAAGCACAAGCTCGACTACCGGCAGTCTGAGAAAGACAATGGTATCGCCGAGCTCAAGAAGAAGTATCAAGGCTTTGACGACGAGACTGGTCACCATGGCGGCGCCTCCACCCTCTTATCCCGTAGAAAGCAGGATGTTGAGGTACCGGAGCGTCAGGGTAGCGGTGTCATTGATCCTCTGACAGGAAAAGTCGTTTACAAGGAGTCCGGTAGAACTTATGTGGACCCCCGTACCGGAAAGACGGTAGCAGCAACCACTAAGGTTAAACGTATCCTCGCAGTTGATGATGTTCGTTCGATGTCTTCTGGAACGCTTCAGGAAGAGGCCTATGCCGACTATGCCAACAAGATGAAAGACCTTGCCAACAAGGCCCGTCTTGAATACAAGGCTACCCCTACTCTGAAGCGCTCTGCCAGTGCGGCCAAGGCCTTTGAGCCCGAAGTGAACCGCCTTATGGCTGCTCTCAAGGTCGCACAGTTGAATGCTCCTCTTGAACGAGAAGCTCAACGAATTGCAAATGCTCGTGTGAAAGCAAAGGTTCAGGCAAACAACATCACTGACAAAGATGAGATTTCCAAGATCCGTCGTGCTGCTATCAGTGATGCCAGAAATTCTACTGGTGCAAGCGGAAAGCGAACTCGCATTACAATCAGCGATGGCGAATGGACTGCAATTCAGTCTGGTGCAATTTCAGACACAACTTTGAGCGAGATCTTGCGTTATGCCGAACCGAAAACCGTTAGAGAACGAGCAACGCCGAGAAGAACAACGCAGTTGTCCGATGCTCGCATTAGCAGAATCAAAGCAATGGCGAATTCTGGCCATACAAATGCTGAAATCGCTGAAGCTTTGGGAATTTCGACTTCTGCCGTTTCCAAGTATTTGAATTCATGAAAGGAAGTGAGAGAAAATGGCTCAATCATGCGCGCTGACTACGACAGATAATCCGTATGATCCCTTTACCCAGTACGATGCTTGGTATCGCTTTGATGAAGGCAAAGGCTATCACTCTTGCGCCTACTTGGCCCGTATAGCCAGGACTTCCGATCAGCTTTCAGATGCTGAAAACGAACAGGAACTTGAGCGTGCCATCGACGACATCATCAAATACGATCCCCTTGGGATCTACAAAAAAGTAAAAGCAGACACAAAGGATTCGCCTCCCGTGAGTGCATAAAGGCTTTAGCAGTCTTTTTCGCTCAAATCGGGAGGTTTTATCTTTGGTTCTGCTTTTGCAACACAATAAGTTTTAACTCCTAATTACCTTTTGCTTAGCGAGACTACCTTGCTTTCCAAAAGGTATAGGGGGGGTCGCAAAAACAGCACCCCCTCT